TCTGAAAGTGACACTCCTGATTGAGCAGTCAAGATTGAGAGGCTAGACTTTAGACCACGCATCTGTCGGGCCGTTGAGTTGTTACCAGTGATGATAGTTGAACGAACAAGTGCGAACTCAGCAAAGTCGCTCCAGTCTTTCAATGCTTTTTCGGTTTCGTAAGCAACACGGTCTTCTGGAGAGCCGTAGCGAGCTACTGCTGCTTCAGAGTCGGTAACTTCAAATCCTACTGACACGATATGCATCATGTTTAATAGGGTTGTTGGGTCGTTACCATCGTAAGTTGGGTCTGCACCTTCAACTGATGCTACTAGGCTCGGAGTTCGTAGTGTGTCACGAGGGACAAGGTGGAACTCATCGTTTCCTGAAGCACGTTGGAGGTTAGATAGAAAATAGTTTTCTGTTGGTGAGATTTGCGTGATAAGGTCAAGTACACTCTCCTTAACGGCTGCATCATCTCGCACGTATCGTTGTGCCATTTTTTATTTCTCCTGTGTGTTTAGTGGTTAAACCAAGTATTTTCGGATGTATTCTCTACGAGCTTTTTCTCTGTCCTCATACGAGCCCTGAGACATTCTGCTCATAATGTCACCCTTTTCATCTACCTTTTCTGTTACCTGGGCGGATTCTACTTGGGCGGTTTGTTTCTCAACAACTTTGGCCTTGGTTTGCTGGACTGCTTGCTTTTGGGCCTCTGCTATGGCATCTTTCTTTGTCATATTCTGGCTTCTAAGGTAGGCGTACTCCAACTTTGCCTCATGCCCTACGATTTGTTTAACGAGAGGGTCTTCGTTGAGTACCTTCTGCATTGCTCCTGCGTCTGCGTCATCATGTGACATGATAAACGATTGAACGGCAGTTACTCTCTTTAGGTTCTCTATCTCGTTGTTGATAGGGTCTGGCTCCTCGCTGTAGCTATCTACTTGTGGCTGAACTTGTGGTTCTGGCTGGTAGAACGCTTCGTTGAGAATCCTAGAAAGTTCTGTCTTTTCCTGGCTTGTAGTGGTGAACTTGGATTGTAGCTCTTGGTAGGCTCTTTCCATCTCTTCAGCACTTTTATATTTGCCAGCATACAGCTTTTCTTCAACCGTGTCCTCTGCTTTTACCTCAGTAGTTTTTCCCTCATCTACTTGAGTCGCTTCGGGGGTTCCTTCGCTTGTCTGCGTACTGGCCTCGCTTTGGTCCACTGAAACTGACGTATCCGTTGCGGCGGGGTCAATTGCTTGTGGAGCTTGGGTATCAATATCGCTCACAACCTTATTTAATGGTATTGGTTATAATATGTCAAGCACTTCCGTAGTAGCTCTCTAGTTGCTCTTTAAGCTGCTTAGACAACGCCTCTGCGCCACGGATTTCCTGTAGTGGGTATAGGTAGCTAATAATCTCACCACGTATTTTATAAAAGTCATCGATAGTCTTTATGTTGTCACCAGTAAATGCCCATATCATTTTGTCAGCTACTGTGCGCTGGATTAAATCAAAGAAGTCGTTGAACTCTTGTGACTTGTTTATCCTATTAAGCCGAGCATATACTTTTAACTGCTCATTGATTGCTTGTTGGTGCTGTTCCGCTTCGTTCATTTTCCTTGTCCTTTATACCATTAACTTCTTTTAACAATAAAATAACTGCTTGTCTTGTGTAAATAAGGCTGTCAAACTCTGTCGTTTGCGGGTCTTCCAAAGCTTCAATGAGCTCCTGTATAGTCGGGTCTTGCTTGCGTGGCATTTACTTCTTTTTCACCTTTTTGCCGTATTTCTTATTCCACTTTGCCGCAAGCTTTGGCATCTTGGCGTTCATGTACGCTCGTTGTTTAGCTGATTTATACGGCATTATTGATTCCCCATGAGTAACGCTAACTCTTGGTCTGCTCGATTACCTTGGGCTGTCTCTGGCGCGTTAATACCCTGCTCTGGGACCATGGCTTGTTGCGCGGAAGCCAATTGACTTAATGTCTGCGCTTCTTGCTGTGCCTGTGCTTGTTGTGCTTGCTGTGCTTGTGCCTGTGCGGCTACACCGAGGGCCTGGTTTAACTCGTCCATAATATCTTGTTTGCCAGGAAGCTCAAAGGTGTCAAGTACCATACGCAATACAGGAAGTATAACCCCTGGGTTTGATTGTATAACTGGACCTATGATTGGTGTAATGTATTGCAATAGCTGAACCGCTTCTTGTCTTGCAGCTATTTCGTCTCTTGGAAGCATAGAGCCAGTTTCTATGTCAATAAAGAAGTCCCCACGTATATCTTCTGGAGAGAGTTTTATCCACTCTTGTGCACCACGTTCACCGACTATTTGAATAACTCTTTCTTCATCAAGGAACTGCTGATTAAGAGCGAACACTAACTGGCCGATTTTCTTTACCGCTTCTTCGAGTAAAGCAATTTTGACAGCAAACCTTTTACCAGCCATGCTCTGGGCTGTCACTACTTCTGTAGCGCTCCTCCGTTGGGGATTATCAGGCAACAGGCCTATGCCTATTTCGTCTATCGCAACCGACATCTTAATGTCTTGGGCAGTCTGTTGCTCTATATCACGAGCAGTTCCTTGCAATTGTGGTAGTTGGAACACGTCCATTGAATTAAGGTCTGACACCATCCATACGTTACCTGGTGCCATGACGGCAGAGTTGGGGTTCCTGAGTGTACCTGGCACCATGCGGATAACAGGATTAAGGGCGAGGTTGTCGTAGTCTCTTCTTTGGTTCCTAATGGCGTTAATTTCTCTCTGTAGTGGGTCTATAACGCTTAATTCGCTCTGTCCGTAGAACTTGTGTGGGTCTCGGTAGTCATCTAGCTCTACAAATGGTATTTGTTTGTGGTGGTATGGATTTGGTGTATCACGAAGAACAATACCCCTGTTTGCAATAACAATAAGGCGGTCTTGTTCCCAGTATTCGAGTACTTCTACTAAGTCTTTGTGCTTATCTTTTTGTGGGACATTGTCGTTATACCTTGATAACTTGTCCATGTACTGGTCCGCATACGAAGCTTGCTTAATTTTATCCGTGTTGCTGTAGTTTGGATTATCTTGTAAGTCTTTTAGCTCGGCGGTTTTCCTATGAATAACGTATTTAGCGTCCTCAAGACAGGTTGCATCTGGGTCAACATAAATATCAAACGGGTCGATAATCTCAATCTTTGGGTCATCATGCTCTATAGCACTCTTCTTTGTTTCCTTAAAGGTAATCTTATCGTCTTTATCTACCTGTGGTTCCATGTAGGTTTTTGTCTTAGTCTGGAAGTTCCACGTAACCTTGGCGAAACCCTTGCCGAACATAAGCGAATCTTTAATATAGTCATACATCTTTATGCGCATACCAAGCCGTTGCCACTGATAAGTGAGCAACTTGCCGACAACAGTAGCTTGGTCTGGTGTAGATATTTGAAGATTACCCTGCATTGTAGGCGCTTGTGGCTCCGTGGGCGTAGGCTCGCCTCTTGATATAGCCCTCCACTTAGGGTCTCTAGCAAAAACCTTTGGGATAATCGTTTCGACAACAGTGAACGACCAGGGGATGAATAATTTACTGCGCCAAGGGTAAAGACTTTGGTCTAGTACGCCCTTCCAGTTGTTATAACTGCGCTCCCAGACATCATCTTGTGTCGTAACACGAAAATTACGAGCTCTATCAAACCTATCATTAACGATTTTGAGTGTTGCTGTTGATTGCTTTTCTGATTTCTTTGTTGGTTTATCTTTTTTCATCCTGTTGCCTATTTTATAGTTGTATGATACATGGTTATGTTTCTAATATCTAGTCGTCTCTAATATCCTGTTGTCGAGTCTACTGGTTGTTTAAGGTAATTGAACTTTTCCTCTTCTAGTTTACCTTGGTACATCATAATAAAGTAGCGGAATGCGTCAATAATGTGGTTATTTTTATCTTCTGGGAGGTTCACGGGGTCTCCGAGGCGGTCTTTTCTCCAAGAGTAAGACATCAGTTCTTTTATTGTTGCCTTGCAGCGTGGGTGCACGACAATTTTCTGGTCTTTTAATAGTTGTTGGATGCGGTTTATGCCCGCTACAATCCAGTTCTGGTTGCCCTCTCCAGTGTTCTTCTTTACTGGTATGCAGTATATGCCATACGTGGCGAGGTCTATCATAGATTGTTTTGCGGCAGAGTCACCATACGTTGATACGAAGTATCTATGAGCTGACTTGTTCTTTATCATATTGGCTAGTTCACTGGTCTCTATGTCATTCATATATATTTCATCAAATATATGGATAACACCATCCTTATCAACACCAATAAACGGAATAGCGTTAGGGTCGGTTGCGCCAAAGTCAATGCTTCTATAGAAGTCCCAGTTCTCATTAACCTCAAATGGCTTTACATGGATGTTCTCGTCAAACTCAGTGAATATTAAGCCCGTAAACTTGGCAAACTCAGCGAGGTACTCTTGCATGAAGAACTCTTCTGTAAGGCGGGCCCGTTCTTTGTCTAAGTTCTCTTTTGGTATAAGCGGGTTATCGTAACTCGTAAAGTGGAATGTCTTCCAGTCGGGGTCATTATTCGCTTCTAGGGCTACTGCATCGTCCCAGAACTTCTTGAAGTGGTTAGAGACACCATTAGGCGTTGTAATGAACATTGCCCAGCCGTTAGTCTGCACAAGCATAGGACCAATAATCTTATCCCAAACATGCTGTTTCTGGAAGGCGTATTCGTCTAAGATAACGCCCTTTAGCCCCGCTCCACGAAGCTTATCGTCTCTATCGCTACCCTTAAACTCAATAATAGAGTTCTTCTCATGCATTGTGCGGATTTCTAATATCAGTTCATTGTCGTTCTTTTTAATAATAATCTCATTGGGTATGTACTCAGTCACTAAATCGCGCCAGTAGATAGACTTAGCCTGTGTATATTCAGGAGCGATAATCCAATATCTACCAGGGTTATGCAGCGCTTCACGTAATATGATGTTTAATGCCAGAGCAGACTTACCAAAGCGCCTACCAGCTCGTACCACAACATAGCGGTGGTTTAATAAGGCATCGGCTATTTCTTTTTGCCCAGAGTGTGGGTTAAAGTCAATAACTGCCTTATTGGTTTTCTTTATCTTGTCGAAGTTCGGTGTTCTCGACATCAACAATCTTCCTTTCTTGTGTCTGTCTTCCAGAGTCGAAGAAGGCATTCTTTACCTGTAACTGTAATGTTGGTCGCTCATTCTTACTCCAGCCGTGGAGTTCTAGGATATTCATTGTCGCAAGCCTTTTGGCACCAAGCTCATCATTCTGTTCAGCAACGTGTTTAAGTTGTAATACTGCCCATTCTGGTGTAGCGCCATGGAGCTCTAATGCTTGGTTAATGGCTTCTTGGATATGTGGTTGGTTCTTCTTAACACTAGCAGCTACTTGCGCGGCTTCCTTGTTGTTTACAGAGTATCCAGCTTCCTTAAACGCCTGGAGGTTTGTCTTACCTTCGACCTTTGCCTTCACAAAGCGCTTTTCTCTGATGTTTAATTCTTTCTTCTTCATTCTATACTCAGTACCTTACCGTTATCTACAATGCCCTTAAAGGTTTCTCCAGTCTCTGGGTCGTATATTACCTTTCTTACCGTATCATACTCTAATGTATCTAAGTAAGGGTTACGTTCTTCTGTGTAATGGCTCTCTAGTAGTTTGTTTATGAGGTCCGCCTTGTTGGGTTCACTCTGAAACCTATCCCAATTCCGCTTTCTTATGTAGATAGTATAGTTCATGTATTGTATTGTAATGTGATGTGTTACAATAGTCAAACAGGTCATTCTTTTGGTGAGAGGGGGGATACCTTACTTATATACACGTTGCCATGGGGGAGCCTACCCCCTACCCTTACCCCTGTTATTTCTGGTTATATCCTGCTATATTCTATTATTTCTTTCTTTATTCTTTTTTTATTACAGCTACA